GATGAATTCATCATCGAGCCAGAGGAGGCTCTTGCCCGCCGAGAAGTCGGCATCCGAGAGCGTCTCCAGCAGATCTGTGTCGGCGTTCTGGGTGAGGACGATCGTGGTCCCGGTAATACTCAGACTCGAGTTCAAGACGGTCGTCGGCGTGAGGGTCAGGACTTCGGTGGCGGGAGGCCAGGTCGAATCCTGCCGGCGGACGTAAAGGTCGTAGCCCGAAACAACGCCCGTTCCCTTTTGGGCGAAGGTGAGCGCTCGAGCCTGTGAATCGGGACCGGGGCTCAAGGTCTTGACGGACTCATAGGGGGCATTGATCGCGACCTGGGTCAACAACGATGGTACGGCGTCCGCTGGATTTACCCAGCTCGTCGCCGGCGGCGGGGAATAGATCGCGAGATTGAGTCCGAACACGTCCTCCACGAAGTCGACCGTGATCTTTCCGTCGAGAATCGTGCCGCCCCTGATCTTGGTGACCCGGCAGATGAGTCCCGCGGTGCCATCGGGCGCATTGTCGAGCCGGAAGGGCGAGCCCGGGCGCAGGCTCCAGGCGCTGCGATCGCTTTCCATGGTCCCGACTGCGAGCTCATAGCTGAGGCTCACCAGCGCCCGCGATGCCGCGGTCTGGGCATTCGTGGCATTGGAGAATCCGAGGAAGGCAATCTCTTCCGGCACGACCTCGCCCCCACGGATGTCCATGGCGGCGAGGTTGTCGGCTTGCGTGGTCTTCCGCTTGAAGTTATCCGCTCGATCGATATAGGACACGATCACTTTGTTGATGAGCTCGCGCCATCCTGGCCGGCTGAAGGCCGTGACGGTGCAGTTGTCGGTGTTGAAGACCGGAATCGTGGCCGGGTCGTAATCCGGACGATTTAGCTTGAGGGTGAGGAGGCCGGTGCTCGGCTCGAGATAGATGCGGCCATCGATATGGCGGAGGATCTCCTCAATGACGGTATCCGATGCGCGATCGACCACCATCGAGAGCCCGAGGCCTTCCGTGGCCAGTGTTTGCCCAACGGCCGCAAAGGCGGTCGTGTCAATGAGGCCGGACGGAATGCCCTCGCCATTATCTTCGTGTGCGCTCGTCATCAGGCTAAAGATCATATTGGCGGCGTTGGCGTCGCCCCCAATGTCGTGCGCCCCGCCCGTCAGATTCAGAGGATTGGGGCAGCGCTTGGCGCGGATGCGCGGGACCTTGATGTATTTCGACGTTCCGAGATAGGTCGGCCGGCAGACGCCGTAACAGATACGTCGGTTCGCCGGAATCGGATTCCCGGCATTTTTGGCGGTCTGGAGATAGCTATCGGCGGTTTGCGTGGCGGTGCCCTTGTAGACGTAGAACCAGCCCTGGACTCCGCCGCCTTCCAGGTCACCGCCGAATAGCCAGTCGTCCTGCAAGTGGAATTCGTAGTGGTCGGAGAAGGTGTTGATAATGTCGGCGGCGCAAAACTTATTATCGAAATAGACGCCCAGGATCGAGTCCACTTGCCCGCTGCAGTACCAGATTTCCATGCCGAGGCGGTATTTCCAGGCGAGCACGGAATCATTGAAGAACCCCGAGATCCCATGGAGCTGGATCGGGATCGAATCCAGATCGCCGTACCAGGCCACCAGCGGAGCGAGGTCGCCGGTGCCCCATAGCACGGGCAGAATGCGCCCTTCCTCGATCGATGGAACCTGAAAGTCGCTGAGGCCGGCGGGTTGGACGCGTTCCTGCTTCGGTCGGAGGATCGACTGGATTACGAAGGATGCCGCCCACAGAAACGCTGTGAGCCACATTATCGATCTACCCCATCGACGGCGGGGTTAAGGGTCGGGATCCAGGGAGCTCCGAGGTAGTTGACGAGCACATTGAACTTCGCAGGCCCGCAGTCGCTCGTCAGATGGTTACAGCCCCAGAACGCAATGCACTGATCGAGTGATTTCAGGCCCGGCATGGGGCCGAGAAGGCGCACGGTATCGCCCACGTGGTCGATAATGGCGCGTTGCTCCTCCCCATTCGGGCCCTGGAGTTTCCCGGCCTTGAACCATCCGCTCGGATGGATCAGGAAATCATTGCTCGTAATAATCGGACCCGAGACGGTCGAGATCACGATCGCGTCCTGGGATAGGTTCGGATTCGCGCCGCAACCCGGGGAGTAAAGCCGATGGTTGCAGGTCGTTTGGAAACGCAGCTGGGGGAATGGGCGCCGCAGCTTTTCCTTGATGCTCGAGCACCGCAAGATACGCTCCGAGATCTGGCCCCGTGCTGTATCCACCTTCCCTGAGAAGAAGGCCACGCGATCGGATTCCGAGCCGCGATGCAGCATATAGGCCGTGACGCCAATCTCGTAGGACGGCAGCGAGGCGATGAAGAGGGCGCCCACCGGATTCGTGCGCGTAACCGTGATCTCGAGCGTCTCGGCGCTATCCTCCCCCGAATATTCGACCTCGCCGCAATTGATGGGCTCGGGCAGGAAGACGCCGTCGGGCGTCGTGATGATTTCGTCGGCCGACGTATAGAACCACGACGTCCCCGCTTTGGTGAACTTGAAGCATTGGACCGGAACCCCCGCAAAGCGGAGCTTTTCGGAGGCGTCGAACGTCATGGTACAGCCTCGAGCGGCAGCTCTCGGACCGCGATCCGCGCCTCCGCAACATCGCCACCTGGGTACGCAATCTCGACCTCGTCACTCTCGAGCCGGCAGAGCTTCAGGAACGAGATCACAGTGGTGGCCTTGGGATATAGCCGCGTGGCGGCGGGGCTCAGCGTAATGGATTCCGTGGATCCGTTTCCGGGATCGTTGGCGTCGGCGATCTTGTAGGGATCGAGTGGCGTGGGAATCCCATAGGTCCAGAGCGCGACATAGCGCCGCCCTCCCGTTGTCCCGAACATCTGCTCCGTGTATCGCGCCCACACGATCGTGGCGATCGAGACCGTGGACGCGAGATCCTCGGCGAGACTCAGATCCCACTGGAAACTCGGAAACCAGAACGGAACCGCGCGGCCATGCCGCGCATCGAGAAAGGCCCGCAGGACCGCCATCTCGGCCTTCCCGTTGGCCGTCCACACGAACGGCCGGGTGGGATTGGGGGCCGGCGATTGCTCATCGAACCATTTCTCGCCGGTCCGCGAATCGAGCCGCGCCACCTTCCGATCGATCCGCTCCTGGAGCGACTGGTTCCGGTTGTAGTTGAGCTCGAGGACGTCGTAGCCCAGATAGACGCTCACGGCCGGAATCCATCCACATCGAACGAGATCTCCTGGCTTCCGACGTTAAGCGTCTCCCAGACAAACGCGGGCCCGACCGGTAGACGCCCGCTCACCATGGGGATCACGGCCGTCCCGATAGGCCAGGTCTTTCGGAGCGGCAACGCCAGCGTGATGCTGCTCGTCGTATGGGACAGAACCGTGTGGGCCTCCCACAACGTCGGGCTCTTCCAGAGGAAGCAGAGGCCTCCATCTTCGAAGGGCAGGTTGGTGGTGTCGCAGGTCAGAACGCTCCCGCCGGCGGAGGCCTGGACGGTGAGCTCGGTCCGGAACTGCCAGCGCGGAATCCCAAAGGGGCGCGATTGATTCCCATACAGAATCGCATTCGCCATCTGGACTTCCTGGAGCTCGGCCAGCACCACCGAATACGAAATCGAGCCAACAGGAACGAGCCGCAGTTGCCGGCGCTGCTCCATGCCACGATAGGAGACCAGGATGTCGGTGAGATAGCCGAAGCGCTCCACGACTCCCGCGGCTCCTTCGCCACCGGCGCCCCCACCCTGGCCACCCGGAGGCCACGCGAAGGGCACCATCCGGAAGCCGACGATATGGAGGTTCGTCCCGAGCGGATCGATGCCGGTGAAGATCCAGGTGACGAGCGCATCGATGATGGGATCGCCGCTGCCGGCGACCAGTACCGTATAGAGCTTCGAGAACGTGGCCGGGAAATGGAGCGCGCCCGTTGGGACGGTCGAGATACCGTCCGAGCCCGTGACCGTGATGCTCGTGAGGCTCTTGGCGCGCTGCCGGAATGCGTTCCAGACCTCGACCTGGAGTTCCTGCTCGCTCACCACGGGCCCGAGATCGAGCTCCCGCGGCACGACGTGGATCTTCTCGAACCACTGATAATCGTGGAGCGGTGCATCGCGCGCGATCTTGCTGATACCCGCGGTGACGGGATTCACGAATGCGCCCTTGGTGCTTCGCCCGGGCACAGGTTGCAGAATGGCGGCGGACGTCGCCTCGGGCGTGCTGAGGGTTGCGCCCGTAAGGTTCGTGGAGCCTAGCGATGTGACGGTCAGGAGACCGGTCACGGTACGGCCGTTGGGCATTTAGGCCGCCTTCCGGACGGCGAACTTCGGGAAGAACATATAGTTCAATCCCCCGACCGCCTTGATCTCCCCGGCCGAAATGCCGTGTCCCACGCCTTCACTCCAGAAAATCGCACCGGGGTATCCGATGCGGGCCCAACGCGCGGTCGCCATCTCGCAAAAGACATGGAGCGGCAGCAGAATCGGACTCGTGAACGCGGACTGGTAGGCGTGCCCCCGCACGAATTTGAAGTTCACGAATTCGCTCTCATCCATGGGGCCCGAGTCCGGTACGGCCGGATTATCCTTCAAGGCGCACCGCAGGAGCCGGCCCGTATACCCAGCTCCTTCGTTCAGGCGGCTCGCATCACTGATCCAGCGCCCGCTCCAGGTGGTGGCATCCACCTTCGCGAAGCAGGTCGCGTGCACTTCGGAGGGATTCGGGAAGATCGTGGTCAATAGATCTAGGTCGGCATGCGACATCGGGGGCCAACACGTGATGTTGATGCCGCCCAGGTTCTGGGCCAGCGCTCCCGAGAAGACGTTCCGGTACGCGCTCGTGCTGGCGTGGAAATATGGGAACGAACTCGGGTTGCCGGCATTCGCGAGCGCCAGCCCCCAGCCCATCTGGGCAAAGATGCCGGGCGACCGCTCCACCACGATCGTGATGTTGTCGCTGCCGTCATCGAAGAAGTGATAGGCCGCCACCGATCCCGAGGGCAGGTTCATGCCGCAACCGCTCACGGATCCATCGATGCGAAGCGGGCGGCCGCTCTGCTGCGACCATCCCGATCCCCCGCTATATCCGTCCCCGAGGTAGAGCCCGATGCCATAGCCGGCGCCGGCGTCCCAGTTGCCGCCGCCCGGCGTCTTGGGCCATATGGATTCGTTCGCGGCCGCGCGGAGGTTCACATAGACGCCGCTCTTGTGGAGATGCGCGCGCCAGCCCGAGCCATCCGAGACGCTCGAGTCCGAAGTCCAGCCCTGCGCGACCAACCAGGTCACGAGCGTCTGGAGCAAATTCGTGGGCGAGCTCGAGACGCCGGTCTGGTACGCCGCGGCCATCTATCTGCGTCCCCGAAGCGGGAGACCGGTGAGGGAGTCGAACCCCCAAGCGGATAGAGGGCGACAGCTGCGCGGGTCTGTCGCTGATCCCGCCCGCCCGCCGAATCCGGGGCCGGTCATTTCGTGATGTCCTGCTTGACGATGAATTTGCCCTTCACGAGCGTGGCGACCTGGCCGCCCTTCGTCATTTCGACATCGAAGAAGTACGTCTTCGGCGTCAGATTCATCTGGCCCGGTGAGGGCACAAATTCATAAATACCGTTCAGGGCATCGATAATGGCGCCCGTCACCTGGAAGACCTGAGTTGCAGAGTCGGGAGGATCTTTGCGGGTGTCGACGGTGAGCTTGAAGGTGGCGCCGGTAATGTCCAGCCCGACACCATTCTCTTTCGTTTGCCAGCGGATCGCGTAGTTATCGCCCCGCTCCCGTATAACGTCCGCAGCGGTCGTGATCATGACACCAGCTCCGTGACGAGCTCGGGCTCAAGCGAGACCGTTTCGGGCTCGATCAGAACGGTCTCGAACGTGGGATCGAGCAAGGTCGTTTCGATCAATGGATCAGCTCCGTTGTGAGAACCGACAACTCCTCAGTCACGACCGGCAACGCGGTGGGCCACATCGGGACGACGTCACCCGTCACCTCGAGCTGGAACCAGGTGCAATAAACGCGGCAGATCCCGAACTCGAAACTGATCGCCAGCGTGTACCCGGCCTGCATGGGAAAATCAGAGGGCGACCAGGGAAGTCCAGTCGCTGGGTTCAGGGTCCATTCGAAGAAGCCCTCGGTCCAGTTATTGATGAAGAAGAAAGGGACCTGAGCGCCGGTGTATTTATTTCCTCCGATAAGCAAGTGGGAGGTGGCGCGCCCGGATCCAGCCGTGCGGTAGGCCCGCATCCGCGCCGCAACCTTGGTGGGCACGAGAGTGCTCGGCAGCGGAGAAAACTGGAGCGTATCGATCTTGAGGTAGCTATAGGCTGTCTCGCCAGTACCGGCGCCGGCGTGCTGGTTAT